GCGCTTCAACCGATGTTGCAGAGGAGTCAATCGCCGGCACCAGATTTGCAAACACGCCCTGCAAATCCATCAAGGATTTAAAGCTGGTCTGCCCGCCAACCGTGGCAAGGTCAAGGCTATCGACCAGCGCGCGGAACCCCTCGCGGGTCGTCGGCATGGCGAGATTCAGGCTGGTGAAAGCCTTGCCCATGTCTTCCATTGCTTGGGCGCGTTGCTCTTCCTGCGAGTAGAAGTTGGCGTAGTAGGCGCTGAACGACGTGTTCAGGGCGTCAATGCCGCCGAACATCTGCACAAGCGCGTCGGAGAGCAGCAGCACGCGGTTGGCGTTGCCGCTGCCGAACACCTCACTGATGCTGGTTCCCATCAGGTCGAAAACGCGATTGACCGCCTGCGACTCTTGCAGGATGCGGCCAAACGCACCCGACCATGTTTCGTTACTCAGGCTATCCAGATTCTTGATCTGCGCCTCTAGGTTGGAAGCGACGGCGAGGTTCCCAGATCGCTTGGCTTGCTCTAGGTCTCTCCTAAGCGCTGATGCCTGTTCAACTGTGTTGGTGCGTAACAAGTTGATTGAGGGGAATAAGACGGCACCCATCGCCTGCGCCAATTGGTCTGACATGGTGTCGACTGTTGCGGCCATGTTTGACGTGTTCTTTTGATTCGTCGAGAACGAGAATCCACTTAGTTTTCCTGCCAGCGAGGTGTCGCCAAAGTTCTCGCCAGCCATCACCAGTGAGTTGCGGATCACCCGGTACAGGCTATCAAGGGTGTCATCCAACCCCTCATTGGTATCTCGCCACTTGGTCTTCTTCTTGTCTGACCTGAACAACCCACCGTCCTTCTCGTACTTCTGGCCTTCCTGTCCCGTAAAACCCTGCTCGCTTTCGGAGAATGTCCCACGAAGCAGGGGTTTGCCTTTCGCCTCCCACTCACCGCCCCACACCGCCTTCTTGATGGCACCGTGGATTTGTGCGGATAGGCTACTCCCGCTAAGGACAGCATACACTTTCGACTCAACAAACTTGTCACCGAAAATCGCACGGGCCGGCTCGTCGTGCAGGGCGCGAATGCCGACTTCGGCGTCGTATTTCTTGGCGTCTGGGTCTTTTGCGTAGTTCTCCCAGCGAATGCCGTTTTGCCAAGCCTCGCCGGACATATACATGCCCATAGCGATGGCGGCAATCCAACCGACTGCGGATGCGCCCATGCCGCTGCCGCTGGCACCAGACCCGGCTCCCGCTCCCGGCGCAGACCCTCCAGCAGCAAGCGACGATGCTGTGTTCGAGTAAATCAACGCCTGGGAAGCCTCGCCGGCAGCCACTGCGTTTGCCGCAGCAGTGTTGTAGGCGGCAATTGCTTCGCTGACCCCGCTCAGTCCTGCCGAGTACCCAGACCCATACGCGGCAATGCCGCTACTGCCGAGCAGGTTGCCGGCGCCAGAGAGCATGTTGCCAGCCGTCGCGCCCCACCCTTGCGAGTACAAGCCATAGGCGGTATTCAGCGTACTGGCATTGTTCGCCATGCCGAGATAGTTTGTCCCTGCGCCGCCGTTGCTGCCAGATGTGCCCATTACTCCGTTGATTGCGGCATTGCCGAGCGTGCCGACGAGTTGCCCTGCGCCGTTCGTAACGTAATTGACGACGATCTTCAGCGCTGCCGTCTTCAGCGAATTCTTGAGGCTATCGACAAAGTTTTCACCGAAGGATTTGCCGGACTCGAAACCGCGCATTAGGGCGTCGGTCAATGCCCGGTTAATGTCGTCGCTGAATTTTTCCCACTCACGCGCCTGCTCTCTTAGTTTCGGCTTGGCGATCTCGGCAGATTGCAGACGGCGCAGGGCGGAAATTTGCTGCTCAATGGCTTCAACTTCGGCGTTGCGGCCTTCCATCATTTCGATGGCGGCAATTTTTTCCTCTTTGAGTGCGATCTGCTCGTCGTATCGCGCCGCCGTGAGTGCGATTAGTTGCTGCTCGGTTGCGCCAATTTTCGAGTTTTCGTATTCGGCAGCGTCGGCCTTTTCGATCAGGTCTTTGGTTTCTTTGGAAATATCGGCGGCGTATTTTGCGCGCTCGCGCTCAAGGTCGATTACATCCTTGAGATAAGCCTTATGGCCCGGTTGCTGTTGGCGCAACAAGGCAAATTCGGCGTTGTATTGCTCAAGGCTTAACTTGCCAGCAGACCATCCCTTGACCAGCAATTGAACATTCTTGACGTAATCAGAGGCAAATTCGCCATCATCTTGCGCGTGCAAGCGATCAAGCAGGCTAACCAGTGATTCGGCATCTTTGACTGCCTGCGACTTGCCGCCAGATGCCTTTTCTGTGAATTTCTCACGCACCGCCGCAATGCGCTTGTTGATTTCAAGCTCAGACGCACCGGCAGCTACGCCGAGATTTCGCGTCTTGGTGATCTCGGCTTCCATTTGCTGTTTTTTGGAAAGGTATTTATCCCCTTCCTTTATCCAAGCAATGCCGGATTTATCCAGCTCATTTTGCTTGGTTTTTTCGGCAGTTGTGGCTGTTTCTGTGGCTAGTTTTTTCTCAAGCGAGGCAATCTGCGATTTGATGTCGCCCTCAGTTAGCGCAAAGTCAAAGCTGCCTGTTGCAAGTTGTTTCTTGAGCGCGGAAATTTGCTCATTAATTGAGCCTTCCCGCCCTACGTTCAGCATCTTGTCCCATGCCCACTTTGCCGCCCCAGCAACGCCACGCCATGCCGACTCAAGGCCGCCGAGATTCGCTTCAACACGAGAGGCCATGTCCTTAGCAGCGTCGGCAAACGTGCTTTGTGCTAGCGCGGCGGCTTCGGTAGCGCGGCCCTGATCCTCAAGCGCCTTGATCTGCTTATAGACAGAGGCGGTTAGGTAGTTGTATTGCTCGTTGAGTTTTTCGGATGCCTTTACCGGCTCTTTGCCAAGCTCTGAGAAACGCTTAACCGTATCTTCAATAGATTCTCCGGTTGCCTTGCTCATCTTGATAGCGGCTTCTGCTACCTTGCCAAGACTGCCTGCCGCAACGCCGCCCGTATTAATGATGGCATTCAGGGCTTCATTGACTGCGCCCTTGGTTGCGCCTGACGAGGCCGATACCGCATTGGTTATTTCGCGCAGTTGATTGACCGACGTGCCGGCTGCGTTGCCGGTCATGATGATGGCCTTCGCCATGTTTCTGGCTTCTTCGCCGCCATGATAGAAGGCATAGCCAAGCGTACCGACCGTAGCCGATGCAATGGTTAGCGGGTTGATCATCCCGAGTATGTAACCGCCCATTGCCTTCGCGGCGCCACCAATGCCGCCAAACATGTCCTTTAGCTGCCCGCCCTGTTGCAGCAAGACAGTCATCGGCGCTTGCCCGGCTTGCAGGCTGGTGAATATGTCCGTGAATTGAGCCGGTACGCCACGCAAAGCGAAGGCTGTTTGCTTGGCCGACATGCCCATGTTATCAAGCGATCCGCTAGCGGCTTTCTGTTTAACAATGGCCGCGTCAAGTTGCGCCAGATACGGCTTCAGTGCGTCTGCATTGGCCCCTCGCTGATTGGCTATAGCTTCGTAATACTCTTTGGTTCCACGCCCGCCTGCTTCCATTGTGGCAGTCGTGCGCTGAATGCTGCTAATAATGCTGCGGGTTGATTTATCCAGCTTCTGTGCCGATGCGTCTGCGCCGGTTCCAATGCCGTCAATTGCTTTTCCGGCCTTGATGGCGGCGAGTGCGACTTCGCCAGCCATCTTGTTAGCGGCGCGGCTAGTTTCATCAAGCCCAACTTTGGCATCAGAGGCATCGACTACCGTTCTTAGGACAATATCGCGGTTGTCTGCCATGAATACCTCTTATTTGCTTTCGCTTTGAATTGATAAAACTTCTGATTCCATCAGACGAATATCGCTGAATGCGTCTTGCCATTCATCGCCTGAATATTTCCGGTCTAGTAACGGGTAAAGCGCTTCGTATCGCATCCCGACCATGCCGGACATTCCAACATTCCACTGCGTTGATAGCTGGCAGAAAATAACGAATATCTGCCAGTTATCTGGCCATACCTCAAACTCTTGCGATTCTTGAATCTTGATAATTGAGGCCAGGAATGGATTTGCAGTCGCCGCGTCTTCCGATTTCCGGTAATACGCAGCGACCGCCCCCGTTAGTTTCCCAAGCGGCCTTCAAGGATTGCGGCGCGGTAGGTTTCCATCATTGCGCCAACCGCAGCCGGTACTTCATCGGCTAATTGCTGCAATGATTCGCGGCTCAATTCTTCGTCAAGATTCCAGCCGTCCAATACCTTGAGCAGATAATCCGCGTTGGTGTCTTTGGTCTTTTCCATAAGCTCAGTCATGGACAGTTGTTTAGGCGCTTCGTCAGGATTAGCCGGCTTGGCTTTGTCAAACATTTCATCCACAAAAGCGCCGAATTCCGATCGGGTGCGATATTTATAAACGCACTCGATATTTCCTTTAGTGCCGTCAAGCATATCGAATTCAACATTGCGTTTGAAATTCTTTGGGCGATTGCCGAGTTTTACTTTTGCCATGATGGTTCTTTCTTAGAGTGTAAAAAGGCCCTTTACCGGAGCGACCGAGGGCGTAAAAAAAGCCCCCTAAGGGGCTTAGGCAAAACGGTTTATTAGTAAGAAATGCTGCGTCCCAAAATCGTGAGCGCGGCATCGACCGTATTCACAGAATTGTTATTAAGTTTGGGCATTTCAGACGCGCTCATGTAGCCGTAACCGTAGGTCACAGAGCCGCCGGAGATAACCTGCTTAAATGCAACTTTGGTAAGCGAGCGGGAAATATCCAGCATGGTGATAAACGCGGCTTGTAGTGCATCGTGAGCAAGCGTCAAGGTAATCGACGTAGCATTGAAGCCAGTCGGAATCTTGATTGCATTACGCTTGGCAAGCGGGGCCACATCGGTGAAACGGGGATCGCCACCGGAAGCGGAGATAGTCAGCACCTGGGGGATTGCCGTCCAGCCGCTGATCTTCTGTGCCGTACCAGTGCCACCAACCGGATAGAAGCCGGTATCAAGCGTGTTAAGGCCAGTTAGGGAAAAGGTATCGGCGGTCAGTACCGTTACTTTGAAAACGGTATCCGTCGCATCTTCCCAAGTGGAGGTGATCAACACTTCATCGCCGGTCGTGTAGCCGTGCGCTACAGACGTGCACACTGCCGGGTTGGCGTTGGTCATTGCAGTAATCGTCTTTGCAGCAGCAAAAGTTTTAGAAAACTGCTGGCTAGACCCTTCGGGGAATCCGTAACTCATGATTTATTGCCTTTCAGAAATGAAAAAGGCCCACCGAAGTGAGCCGATTGCCGTTTTACGGGCGTAAAAAACCCCCCGAAGGAGGTTGTTTGTTTTGGGTTTAGCTAATAACTAGCGGTCGCCCCAAATGGTGAAATCTTGCATTGCGGAATAAACGGGAATATCTGCATCAAATCCACCCATTGGCGCAGATTGCGGTCTTGCAACGAATTGGATTGAAGCACGCAGCGCAACCTCTATTTGCTCAATGATCGAATTAGCCTCAAGCCGAGTATTCGACCAGACGTTTATCTGCACATTGGTATTACGCTTATTTGGTAACTCATTGCCGAGCGGATTTATTACTTGCCCACCAATGGCTTGATAAGTGACATACGGGCGGACGGTATCGAATGGCGCGAAATCTGGAAATGTGCGTGGGCAAATTGTCTTGAGCAATACCGTCAAATTGGATTCAATGCTCATCGCGCATAATCCTTATTGATAATCTCAAGCATCTTGTCTTTGGCAGCGTCCATTGCTTCGTTGAATTTGCTGATGGCTGGCCGCATAAATGGCTTTGCTGCCACCTGTTTTGGTTGCGGCAATAATGCTTTTTTGTTGGTGTACCAATTTCCATCACTGCCGATATACGACTTGAATTTTTGAATATGGCCGTATTCAACTAAATGACCATGCGGCGCAGTTTGTTTATTCCAGGAAACATCGTAAGCGCTGCGCCAATCGGTTGAATTCTTCTTTGAATAAACCTGATATATTGAGCTATCAAGATTCCCGGTTACTTTTCCAATCTTTGCTACGTTGCGCTTAACCTCGTCGTAAAGCACCTGCGCCGCTGCCTGTGAGGCTGGCCGGGTTGCCTTGGACATATCATCGGCAATGGTCTGCAACAGCGCATTAACGCCGCCCATATCGACTTCAATATGCAGGCTCATTTCGTAGCCTCGCAAACGAGATCCGCAAAGCCTTCGTCGCGATTCGGCAGAATGGCCCGAATGTCGTAAATATCTGAGCCGCAAACAACGCGCATTCCCGCATCAATGCCTGTGCGGTAACGGATGCGGATTGAAGCCTTGACCGTGGAAACATCGGC